TCAGTTTTCGCTGTAGAGCAGGATTGCCAGTGCCTTGGCGGTATCTTCATCCATCGGCTCTCTATCCCATTCCCGGTCATAGTTGCATACCGTTTCACCGTTACGGGTGATGGTTAGTTTGCTGATTCGACCACCGTCGATTCCGTACCGGGAGGGTTCGTCATAAACCTTCATAAGGTAGCGGTAGCCGCAACCGTTGATAATGATCAGGCCTTCTTTCTTCATGTTGCTACCCCCTTATGCTTTCAGCACATCGACCAGCCAACTGGCTTCCTTGTGTGCGATGCCGGTTGCCTTCTCAACAATCTCATGGTCTTCTTCGATGTAGTGCAGGCCCTTACCAACCTTAACAAACCGAGCGTCCTCGTAACCGGGAACATTGGTTCGGTAAACATATGCGTTACGACTTTCGCCGTCGTAGGACTTGCCATCCCAACCGTTAAAAGTGAAGGTGATCCGCTCCTTGGTCTTGGTGAAGTTGCTTTCAAAGGTGTGGCGGCTAATTGCAATGCGGTCGATCAGCTTGAATTCATCTCTCAGGCTCCAGATGTTTTTCATGGTGTTTTCCTCCGTAAAAATGTGTATTTCCCTTTGGGTGCTGTGATATTACCTCTGAATACACATAATAGCAAGTTATATCAGAGGCATAAACTACACAATGTTTTGGGGAGAATACTGTGGTATTTACGGTACTTTAAGCACGGAAAGGATAATTTGCGCACCGAGCCGAAACCCGGTTTTGAAGTTGTCGCAGCAGTAGAGCAGTTCCATGTCGGCATGGTCAGCAAGCAACCGGTCCAATAATGCCTTGGACTCTTCATCCAACCGTTCCTCCAGCTGATCGCTCACCTGGGCCATCCGTTTGTTGAGTTGCTTGAATGCCTCGGTTTCTTCCGGGCGATTCTCCCATGGGATAATCTCACCGTGGAACAGCCGATCCAAAATATCCCCGGCCATCACTCTGCCACCTTTCTGCAGGAATCCACACCGTAGGCAACACCCAGACTGGAACCACAGTCCCACTGCACATGGATCGTGCCGATGGAGTCAACCGCCACAACGGTACCACGGCAGCCGGGAACCAGCTTCCGGTTGTAAGGATCATCCATATGGACCAATTCAACCCGTGTTCCCCGAGGGTAACGCTCACGAAGGGCCTGTAAGGCCTCTTTGGAAATCATCCGCATACTTCTGCCTCCTTTCCCTTGGAATCGGACTTGAAGGCGGAACTGCCGGTGAAGTTCCGCAGGAGGATCTTCCGGGCGGCCTTGTACTCGTCACCGATGAAGCCCAACCGCAGCAGGAAACAGCGGAACGCATACTTTTCGTTGTCAGCATCCTTGCTCTTGGCATTGACCCGTTTCTGATTCCGGGCCATATCGCACAGCTTGCAAATGAAGGTGTCGTAGGCATTGGTTTCTTCCGGTGTGGGGATGCCGGGGAACCAGGGGAAGCTAACCTTGTGGTCAGTAATTTCAATGGGCAGTTCCGGAACACCCAGTGCCTTTCGGATCAGATCTCCTTTGGCAGCAACGATGGCCTTGAGGTTTTCCAGGTTGCCGTCGGTAAACAGGCTGCGGGGCATGGAAATGCAAATACCGTGGAAATCAGTATCCGAGGATTCCTCGGTAACTCCTTCATCTTCCATGTCCGGCTCCAGCTGGGGATTGTCATAGGTGTGGGAAACGCACGCATGGCCGTTTTCTGCCAGTTTTTCCTTGATGGCATCCACCCAGTCGGGAGCGGCATTGTCATCGATGTCCAGAACACCGTTCCTGTCGATGATAATGCAGTCCACCTGGTAGCTGAACCCGGGTGCGCCCAAGTATTTGGAGGGAGCGTTGAGGATTTCGCTGAGTAGCCGTACCAGATTCTTGCGGTCGCCGCCGGTGCAATTGTAGTCGAGTTTCATTTGGGAACCTCCTGGAAATGTAATTATCCCTTTCGGGTAGTACACATATTCGCTCTACATCCCCATAATAGCAACTTGTTTCTCGGACAAATCCCGTAGAATTATGTGCCGTCAGATTGTGTATTGAACACAATACCGGCCAGCACAAAGAATACGCAGGGCAAAGCCACACCGTTGCCCCACATCTTGTACTCAGCGGCATCCGAATGAGGATCTCGCAACCATTTGGTGATCTGCCGGATGGACTTAGCCTTGGAGGAGGTACCCGTAACCTTCCGGTGGGTTTCAAAGACATCGTACCAGAAACGAATATCGTCCATAGTCGGATCGTCCGTGCCAAGGCCGGCACACCACCAGTCCGGGAATCCCTGCAGTCTGGCGCACTCTGTGGGAGTAAGTCTCCGGACGGAATAATTGGGATCATTACCGTCATTGATGAGTGGCGGGTCCTTGTAGTCCGTGGCAACCAGCGTGTTTGCAGCCTCCTGCACCACATTCAAAAAGAATGTGGATTTGCTGGCACTGTAGGTTGGTGCGGCCACCGCACCGGGGCCTTTCGATACCAGCGTAGGCTGCAGTTCTTCTTCCACGGCGATATTGTACTTTGCGTTTTTTCCCTGATTGAAAGCGGCTCTGTCAATGCCGTAGGAAACCACCGCGATACCGCCCTGGTGGCAGATAGGATTTCCACCGTTGCCATCGATGGTACGGGTTACCTTCGCTTCGTAAAATCCCACATTGGGATTGTCGGATTTCATGCCCCGGCTATCCATGGAACAGATACCGAATGCTTTCGGCAGATTATCGTTCTCCCGGATCACAAACGGCTGATTGTTTCCTCCGGTGCCATAAGTGGCGGCCACGGTAGGTGCAACTTCCAGGGGACCCACATACCGGGTGTCCTGACTGTGATTTTCATAAACCATTGCCGGTGTATCCAGAATCACCGGAGGATGGTGTGCTTCTGCCCGGAGTGTGCAGGTAACCTCATGGGTCACATCCATACGGTTGCCTCCTTGGTCATTCAAAACGACACCGTTTCTTCCGGTAGACATTCCACAATTCACACCAAGGGTAGCCGCGACAGGAGAAACGGTGCCGTTGTATCCGTCTATGCCAAGGACTGTCGTTCCAGCGCAAGTCTCAACACCTCCGGAAGTTCTTTGCCACGCGCGGAAGCCCTCCGCAGAATACCGCGACAGGCCTTCGGACTCAAATAATACTTTTCCGGCACATTGACCTGTAAGGTCGCCGACAAGGAAGATGCGTTTTCTGCGTTGGGCCAGGCCCCAATATTGCGCGTCAAGAGTTCTGTACGCAACGCTCCATCCGTCTCCCATGTAAACATCGGACTGGGGCCATTTGTTTTTCTCAGGCATAGGCACTGGGGGACAATCCTGGACGATGCCGATGACCGCGTTGAGGACTGCCTGGAAGTCCCGTCCGGCATTCGAAGAGAATGCGCCGGGGACATTTTCCCAACAGATCCATCGTGGGTATTTGCCATTGGTGGCACACCTCATTTCTTTTATGATTCGGATGGCTTCAAAAAACAGACTGGACTGTTTTCCGTCAAGGCCTTCCCGGCGACCGGCCACAGAAAGATTGGTGCAGGGTGACCCGAAGGTAATAATGTCCACCGGCTCGATCCTGCCGCCATCCATGGCAGTGATGTCGCCGTAATGTTTCATGAAAGGCAGTCGCCTGGTAGTGACCCGAATGGGAAACGGTTCGATTTCCGATGCCCACACAGGAGTGATTCCGGAGAGAAGGCCTGCCAAAGGAAATCCCCCGGAGCCGTCAAAGAGGCTTCCGAGGGTCAGTTTTGTATTACTCATTGGTATCCTCCAGTGCTGTAATCTCAGCATAGGAAAAGGATACACCGTCCCGCTGCACGGTCACACCGGCATCACTGCCTACCTGCTCGATGTACCGCTTTACGATAACATCGCAGAATTTTTCGTCCAGTTCGATGGTATAGCAAATGCGGTCGGTCTGCTCACAGGCAATCAGGGTGGAGCCGGAACCGCCGAAGGGGTCCAGTACCAGACAGTTGGTCATGGAAGAATTCATGATGGGGTATGCCAACAGCGGAATGGGTTTCATGGTAGGATGGTCACCATTTTTCCTGGGTTTATCGAATTCCCAGATGGTGGTTTCCTTCCGACCTGTGTACCACTGATGCTTTCCGTTTTTCTTCCAACCATACAGACAAGGCTCATGCTGCCACTGATAGGGCGACCGGCCCAGCACCAGAGACTGTTTTTTCCAGATACAGCACCCGGACAAATAGAATCCCGCATCGACAAATGCCCTGCGGAAATTCAGACCCTCAGTGTCTGCGTGGAACACATAGATAGATGCGTCATCCGCCATGGCAGAATGCATCTGGGTGTAGGCATCCAGCAGGAACTGATAGAAGGCATCGTTGGCCATATTGTCATTTTTAATCTTACCGGCAGAACCTTCGTAATTGACATTGTAGGGAGGGTCGGTAATGACCAGGTTGACCTTCTTGCCATCGAGCAGCTGCTCGTAGGTTTCCGCTTTGGTGCTGTCACCGCAGATCAGACGGTGCCGCCCCAGGGTCCAGATGTCTCCGGATTTCGTAATAGTTGGCTTTTCCAGTTCCGCATCCACATCAAAGTCATCTTCCTTGACACCATCCTTGAGGGTGTCTTTGAAAAGATCATCGATTTCCGCAGGGTCAAAGCCCGTGAGGGAAACATCGAAATCGGCACCCTGCAGGTCAGCGATCAGCAGAGACAGCTTGTCCTTATCCCAGTCGCCGCTGATCTTGTTCAGCGCCACATTCAGTGCCTTTTCCTTTTCCTCAGACAGATCCACCACGACACAGTCCACCTGGGAATGTCCCATATCAATCAGCACCTTCAGCCGCTGGTGACCACCCACAACCCTGCCGGTTGCCTTGTTCCAGATGACCGGCTCCACATAACCGAACTGTTCAATGGAGCGTTTCAGCTTTTCGTATTCCAGATCACCGGGTTTCAGATCCTTACGGGGATTGTAGTCAGCAGGCAGAAGATCTGCCGTATTTTTCTTTTCAATTACCATACCAGACCCCACTCAGCGAACTTCTCAAATCCACCGATAGAATGGATGAAGCCCCTCGCCGTTTCTACGATTTCTTCGTAGGGAATACCGTCGATGAATTCATCACCGATGGCGCAGCTCAGTTCCACAGGCTGTCCGGTTTCCTGGGCCTTGAGAAACGCATAGATATTGACACTGACATCTGCTTTGCTGAGGTCCTTACCGTGGAGACCACCGCCGGTAACGGAATCACCCATATCGCTGCCCAGCTTTCGGTTGGTAGCACCGGTGTCCACATCCGTGCCGCCGGTCCAGGCACCCAGGGGATTGATTTCCGCAAAGGGATATGTTTTGCGGATTGCCTCTGCCTCTGCGTTGCTCTGACAGATAACAAGCCGGTTTCCGTCCATGATGTACTTACCATCATAGGGATACCGGCTGTAAATATCGTAGGCGAAGCTGCACAGCATATGCTGCTCCCGGGTCATGGGCATACCCTTGAAGATGCCGTTGTCGCCGCAGCGGACGGTTTCTTCCTGATTGCGGGCCAGATGCCTGTCCTGAGGAACGATAACCACATTGGGACGGACATTGCCGGCAATGCGATGAATGGCATCCTTGATTTTCCGCAGATTCAAAACGGCGGAGGTTTCGATGATGGCATGGCAAACACCATGACCGATCAGCACCTCCACGGCGATTTTGGGATCGATTTGGGTTTCGTAGGCGATGTCCACGATAGCACCGGCAATACGGTCTGCCAGCTTATCAGGATGCGCCGGGTTTACTTTTTCAAACATGAAATCATCCTTTCCTTGCACGGAGCAGCCGCTCCATGACATCATCTTCGGGACTGGCCCCAGTGTAATCGCCGGTACAGTTCTCCCGGACGATCTGGAAAATCTCAGACCACAGTCGGTTTGCCTGGGTCATGTACTGATTGGCAATGGAAACATAGGGAGACTGGATCGCTGCCCCGGTAGTGGGATGCTTTGCTAGGAAACCAACTTCACTGGTAATGGACTCACACTGAATCCATCTTGCACTGGCCAGAGCATACCGTTCAATCAGGTCCGGAGAGACGATGGCGGCACACCCACGGTCACGCAGCCATTTCCACACATTTTCATAAATCTCTGCAGCACAGAGCGTGGAGCCGTCTTTCTGTCTGGCAGAAAGGAACTCCTTGGGTTGGGGCATATCCTGACCTTCCAGGTCAGCCACGCTGTCTTTGAAATCAATGACAGTCAGCGGACGCTTGCCGGGATTGCCGTCCGTAATTTTATCTGCGATGGCTTTTTTCGGTCTGCCACCGGAGCCGGGTTTGGGTCCTCTTTGGCCCATGGTTCGATACCTCCTTTGTCAGGGGCCTATTCCCCTTAAAACTTTTGCGATTTTTCACACGAAGCCCCGGGCCGCTGCCCCAGGTTTTTCATTCCGGAGATCTGACCCGCCCCTGGGTGTCAGCGGTCACCAATTTCATGATGAATCTTGTTGTGACAAGAACGGCATAAAGACATGAGATTGTCCCTTGCGTGGGTGCCACCCTTGGAAACAGGCACCTTGTGGTGGACTTCTTCCATGGGAACGAGTCGCCCTTCTTCCAGGCACCGTTCACAAAGAGGATGTTGGGCGGCATGGCGATCCCGGATGCGTTTCCATGCCCGACCATACTTCTTGTTGATATCCGGGGCGCGTTCGTATTTGTTGTACTGCCGCCGTGCAACAGCAGCATGGTCCTCACAATACTGTCCATCTGTCAGCTTGGGACAGCCGGGATAGGAGCAGGGTCGTTTTGGCCTTTTGGGCATTGAATTCACCTCCTGTGGAGCAGCCGCCTAATCATGTGCTTGAAGATGTACCAGAGCTGCTCCATGTAGCCAACCTTTCGGTAGCCCATATGCAACACCTCCGTCAGGGCATAAGAAAAGCCCCGTGGAATTTCTCCCACGAGGCTCTCTTGATGTTCTTGGCGATTATAATAATACCATAGGACTATACTGAAAAACAATGAATTTTACTGCACCGATTATGCAAATAAAACCTATATTAGCAAAGAACTAACCACATAAAATGATTGACTTTTTTCGACATTAGCACTACCATATATGTAATGATTAAGCAAAGAAAGGTGGTGTCTTTTCTGGAAAAAAGATTCATCGGTGAAATAATCCCGGCAGGTAATGCTCATGCTACACTTCCACCGAAGCTCTCCATACCGCAGCAAATTGAACACATGAAACGGAAGGGTATTGCTTTCGATCTTTACAAAGAAACTGCTGCGCGTACATTCCTTGCCGAGCACAACTACTATTTCAAGTTGAAGGCGTATGCCCATAACTTTGACAGATATAAGGACCCAGAAAAGGACAACCGCTATATTAACTTGGATTTTGCCCATCTGGTGGATCTTTCAAAAATCGATGCGGAATTCAGAAAAATCATTCTGAATATGTGCTTGGATTTGGAGCATTATTTAAAAGTACGGATGCTCAACCACTGCACAATGGTCGATGAAGATGGGTATGCTATTGTCAGAAAACTTTTTGCCATGCAACCTGATTTGAAGGACGAGATTGAAAAGAAGGTTAATACCTCTACCTGCCATCAGATCATTGCAAAGCGAAAGGATGCATGGGCCATCTGGAGCATCGTGGAACTCATCTCTTTCGGTCCCTTCATTGATCTGTATAATCTGTTTTATTCAGAAAACAAGTTTGATGATGATTGCCGTGGTTATCTGTACGCAATTAAAATGATCCGCAACGCAGCAGCTCACAACAACTGTTTGCTGAACCAAATGCGGGCTCCTTATTCCCGATCCATCAATCCTTCCTATGAGCTTAGAAATGCAATCAACAAAATTTCCAGCTACAAGGCGGATAAAGTGGCGCAGCAGTTGCAAAATCCAACTACGCACGATTTTCTAGCACTGTTACTTGTATATTGCAAAATTGTACCGGAATCCTCCCGTAAAAAGGGTCTTGATACGGCGAAAGCACTGTTCAACGAGAGAATCCTGGAAAACAAGGAGTATTACGCAAAGCAGCAAGGTCTAATTAGCACTTATCGCTTCGTAGCGGAGATCCTGAACAAACTATCCTAAAATTGGGGGTTGACTTTTCGGGTCCGCGCGCATATACTATTAACGTAGAACAAAAATCACTTCGTGGTTTTATTGGAACCGGTGCCTGTCTCCGGTTCCTTTTTTTGCAAAAAATGTAATATAAATTGGGATATGTATTTGCGGATGCATACTTAGGGAGCCGGAGAAGTTCGGCTCCTCTTTTCATTTATATGCAGCAACGGGCACTCCCTGCTAGAAGGCGTGCCCGTTTAGCGTTATTGAGGTATGACAATTGCTGCGATGGCACTATCATGTAGCTTATAAATATTGCGTGTGCTATACTGCATATCCACAGCAATCTGTTCCCAAGTCTTGAAGCATAAATACCGCAATTCCAGTAACGTTTGAAATTCCGGATTTTTTACTGCCTTGATTACCGCAACCATCTCTCGCTTGAGATCTACCAACTGATCAATATCCGCATTGATCTCATTTTCCAGATCCACAATTTTTACGATGATGTCCTGCATCTTATGAACATTGGGACTGGAACTACCGGGCATACCACTCATGGTAGCGGTGGCCTTCTTGGTAAGGTCACGCAGGGAAAGAACCTGCTCCAGCTTGCTGTTAATCCGCTGATCCAACCGATACGCCTGTCCTAAGTATTCTTTAGCCGTCATTGGATACCTCTCTTTCTGAAAGACGAATTCCTGTAGCGTACTGATTTCTATGTGCAGTCAGCTTGCGAATCTGTGCATTCCGCTTCCGCTGCGCCTTCCGGCGATCGCTTCTCTTTTTCCGGTTTTCGCGTTCCAGCTTGGCGAAGACGGTACCAGCGGTGGGGTCATAATAACCCTCGTGATTTCTGTAATAACCATATCCCATTTTAATTCTCCTCCAATTTCTCAATTTCGATGTAAATGCCACAGGGCTCGTCCGACCAACGCTTTTCAATAATCTCCCGGGCAACCTGGGCATCATCCTTCCAGTAGCCGGTTTTGGTCATGCAGTCCTTCAGCATTTTCTGTAGGTTGTCTGTATCCGGGCGGGTGCAACGCCAGTCTCCGTTGCGATGGCTCTTTCCTCTGGGGAACAGCCACAGCGTTCTTAAGGATACCGGCCCTTCGTAGGATTGCATCGGTCTGTTGATGGACAGATACGCTGACAGCTTTGCTTTTGCCTCCTTCACTGCAGGGGGATCGTAGAAGATGGGCTTGTTTTTATAAATCCGCACCTTCCGCTCCTGGGCAGTGGCGGTGGGCGGTGTCATTGCGATAAAGAAATTCATACTGTACCTCCAGTTGAGAAAACCTTTTATGTTATCGTTTCGCAGTGGGGAAAGGCTAGGCTATCAGCCTTTCCCACACGCGTGAACGATAGAGAACGAAAGTTATCTATATATAATGCAGATTTCCGTTTCCGGAAGGAAAACTGGAAAAAATCAGTTTTCCGTCAAATCAGCATCATCGACCCTTCCAACGGTACCCTGACGGCACCAGAAAACGTCCTTCATTTCCTTCAAACGATCTCGGATACACCGTTCTGACTTACCCAAATAGCTTGCCATCGCGGCCACTGTTACAGGCTGTTCAATGGAACAGGCCTGGAATGCGGTCTCAATGGATTCCCGACGCTCATCAAAACTGGTATTCTTTTTGTTCTTTGCCCTGACAGCATCAAAGCTACCTTCCGTGAAAGCGCGCTCCAATTCTCCGCTGGTATCCACTCGGTGAATGGGATATTCGAACCAGAAGTTGACTGGACGGATATTCTCAAATTCTCTGAGATTGGACTCCAACCGCCATGCCGTTGCGTTACCGTCTCGGAGCATGGTTTCCTGACTTTCGGACAACATCAGAGGTGTCATATCCAACTGGGCATCCGGGTCACGGGCAAACACACCGCTGCCGCTGGCACGATCCATGGCCTTCTTGTTGCCCTGGGTGCCTTTGGAATGGTGATGACAGTAAATGGTGGCACAGCCGGTCTCGGTACAGATCTTATCGAACTGGTTGCAGAACATGGCCATATCCGATGCGTTATTCTCGTCGCCGGTAATCACCTTATAGATGGGGTCCACGATGATGGCATCGAAGTGCTGATCCCTGACTCTGCGAATTAGCTTCGGGACCAATTTGTCCAGAGGCACCGCATGACCTCGGAGATTCCAGACCACAATGTTGTCCATGTTCTTCCTGGGCAGCTTCAGAGCATCATAAATTTTCATGAACCGCATAATGCAGGAAGCAGGATCAATTTCCAGATTCACATACAGCACACGTCCCTTTTTACAAGGGAATCCCAGCCAGGGCTTGCCCTCCGCGATAGCGATGCTCAGTTCCATAAGAGCAAAACTCTTACCGGCCTTGGAGGGTCCAGAAATCAGCATCTTGTGGCCGCAGCGAAGGATGCCCTTAATCAGTTCCTCCGGAAGTGCGGGGGGATTATCCTTGTAACTGTCCAGAGAAACCATGTCCGGCAACTCGTCGGTGACACCCTCGGCAAAGTCCAGCCAGTCCACCCAGCTCTTTCTGCCTATATTGGTAGCCACCAAATACTGCCGGTTGCTGTTTCGGGTCACACCGGGCATTCTGGAAAGCCGGGAAGGGTTACGATTCTGCTTGTCCACGTGGACACCGTTTTTTTGTAGGAAATCATAGAGGAATTCCACGCGCTTGCGGTATTCCGTATAATCCGGAGCGTCCACTTTGACAATGGCATGGAGGCTCTTGCCGCCGGAGTGCACCAGGCAGGCAATGGGAAGTTCCAGTTTCCGATACATGGCATCCTGATCGGCAACTGGCATACTGTCGGATTCCACCAGGGCATATTTGAACTGGGTCACATTGTCATTACGGACACCTTCGCCGTCCAGAGCATTGAATCTGATCCATGCGCCCACATCTTTTTTCCAGTCGCCGATGGTTGCACCCAGGTCATCCGGATGTTTCCGGATAGATGCAATCAGTTCCCCGGCAGTCCGGGAGAATACACCCTTGGCAGGAACCCATCTGCCTTCCGAATCCTGCCAGACATCGTTGGTCACATAACCGACAACATCGTCCTTGTCGAACAGGGTTTCGAGATAGGTAATCAGTTCCTCTGCAGGATTCCAATTCTCCGGGGCGGCATACTGTGTGAAGTTATCGCCGTCATCCATGATCACATCGTTCCAGTCCATGGCAGATGCAGGACCGGTAGGTGTCCAACCGTAGTCCTTTGCCATCTGCACGATGGTCGCCCCGGTAATGGGAGAGGTGCTGCCACGGAAGGTACTCCATTTCCGCTCACATTCACCCGCATGGTAGCGGCTGTCTGCCCGGCTCCAGTCATCCCAGACCTCCCAACCGTAGCCTTCCGCTTTCAGGGCCATGCCTACATTGATCCATTCCTGGTACGATACCGCACCAGGGTTGATCTGCTTCAGCGCAGATAAAATGTTGCTCATAATTTAACCTCCGATTATGGTTGATATTTAGAAGGCGTGATGCCCATGGGTATCCGCCAGTTATTCATGGACAGCCGGGAAATCATTTTTCTGGCATCATCGAACTGCCAGGTGCCGACCTGACGGAATCCGTATCGTTCCAGACAGCGAATCTGCTTCGGTGTAGCCAGCCCCAGGTTTTGTCTCTGCTTCAAGCGGTCAATGAGAAGGCTTGCTTTGCCCATGTTCTCTACGGACTCTGCGAAGATGCCCCGTTTTTCCAGGAAAGCAAGTTGCTTTTCTGAAGGTGGTGCCATCTCCCAAGCAAAGGTGGGAACATATCCCACAAGATCCTCCGCGGCAATGGAAACAGCGTACTGCAGTGGATCTACCAGCTTGCGTTTCCGCATCCGCATTTCTGCCAGTTCCCGGGCAAGTGCCTCTTCACGCTCTGTCAGAACATCCTTTTCTGCTTCTTCCTCGGCTTCCAGAAGATCGATGCCGTCTTCTTCATCGCTCATCCGCTGATCGATCATCTGAGCGATGACCGCATCTTTGGAAATAAGCGCAGAGGGCCGGCACAAATCATGCCGTTGGGACAACCAGAGGAAATCCAACAGTAGCAGGTGATCCTTTCCGGGATACAGCCGCATTCCACGGCCTACCATCTGCTGATAGAGACTCCGGATTTTGGTAGGCCGCAGCACCACCACACAGTCCACGGAGGGACAGTCCCACCCTTCCGTCAGCAGCATGGAATTGCAGAGAACATCATATTTTCCGGATTCAAAGTCCGATAGAATCTGCTCCCGGTCTGAACTGTTGCCGTTGACCTCGGCGGCACGGAATCCCACCGTTTCCAGAATGTCCCGGAACTTCTGGGAGATATGAACCAGGGGCAGGAACACAACCGTTTTCCGATTCTGGCAGTAATGCAGCATTTCCTGTGCGATTTGATGTAAGTAAGGCTCCAGAGCATTTCCGATTTCTCCGGAACTGAAGTCGCCGTTGCTGATCTTCACTCCGGAAATATCCAGTTCCAGGGGAATCATCTGTGCCTTTATGGGGCACAGGTACTTCTCACGGATGGCCTGGCCCATGCTGTATTCGAAAGCCTTACTGTCAAAATACTGGCCCAGATTCTTCATGTCGCCGCGATCCGGGGTGGCGGTAACTCCCAGCACATTGGCATTGGGAAAATGCTCCAGCACACGCTGGTAGCTGTCCGACAGGCAATGGTGGGCCTCATCCACCACGATGTCGGTAAAATAATCATTGGGAAATCTAGCAAGACGGAGCGGCTGCGCCATGGTCTGAACGGAACCCACGGTGATCTTGTGGTTACTGTTCAAACTGGTACTTTCTGCTTTTTCCAGTCCGCAGGGCAGCCCGGTAACTGCCAGCAGTTTGTTCGCCGCCTGTGTCAGCAGTTCACCTCGATGGGCGAGAATCAGTGCCTTGCCACCGCGGGCCACACGGTGGCCTACGATGGAAGAAAATACTACGGTCTTACCGGTGCCGGTGGGAAGCACCAGAAGGGTCTTCCGGTGCCCTTTGTCCCACTCGGCAATGACCGCATCTCTCGCCTGGGCCTGATACGGTCTCAGGTTCATCATCAGAAGCCGCTCTGCTCCCAGGCCTGAGGCTGGGCCTTTTCAGCTTCTGCCACCCATGCAGGAGTCTGCTCCTCGGGGAAGAAGGCAGGATTGTAATCGCAAAACGTGTCTACACTGTTGGCCATTTTCTGCTCACCATCCTTATTGGTGTAGGGACGGGGCTTGAAATGGGCACGCCCCTTGGAGCCGACCACCTTGTTCCAGTTCATGACCAGCCGTTCGCCGTGTTTCTTCTGACCGATGCAGCGGAAGAATTCGGAGAGACGGAACTCCAGTGTGCGGCAGAGGATGAGATCGTGCTTGACTGTAGCGGTTCCCTCACGGGTATCCACTTCCAGAGTCAGGATTGCCTTATTACAGGCGGGCAGCTTGGCACTGCCGGGGAAATGGCCGCGTTCAAAATCACGCACCACGAAGTTGTAGTCGCCTTCCTCCAGGATGACATATTCCATGCCGTCATCGACGATGGCATCATCCCAGTCCATGACCAGGTTGTTGTTATAGTTGCTCATATAGTTACCTCCTAATTTTTAGAACGGAAGCCGATCCGGGTTGGCTTCAATGGTTTCTACGATTTTCTGGAAATGGGGAATGATCCATCCAGTGATAAAGGCCTCGGGATATTCCTCCATGGGCATTCCAGTGGGGAAATGGCCCTTGCTACCGACAATCTCCTGGATTTCAATGGCAGAAATCTGCGCTTCCATCATCATGTCCTTCAGCACCTCCAGAGGAGGGCGGACGGAAGGCTGTGTGGGTACCGGTTCTGCGGCAGGAGCCGGAGTATTCGACATCGCCGGTGTGCCTCCAAACAGATGAGACAGGTTGGCATAGTCCAAATCCAGAGTAGGTGCCAGACCGTGACGGTTCTTGGCATCCCAGCAGGGATGGTGACTGGTATGGATGACCCGCTTGCCGCCCTGGGCCTTACTGACCTTGCTTTCGGTGGTGATTACATAGGTCTGGTAATTGAGGAACAGCAACATATCGCACCATTCCTTGAACAGAGGGGCCACCTGCTTGGACAGTTTCATTTCCCAGCGGTCATAAGCCCCCATCTCATCCGGCTGCTCAAATTTCCGCATCTTGGCATGGGCAGTGACCACCACATGAATCCCGGCCGCAATGATGGCATCCAGAGCGGTGAAGAATTCCGCGAACTCTTCTGCCAGATAGGTGTAGCCCTTGCCGTAGCCGAAGTCCTCAATGCCGCTCTTTTTGAACTTGGAGCAGATGTGACTGACAGCCAACTGCTCTGCCCAGTCTGCGGTATCGATGACCAAGGAACCGCAAATCCCGGGAGTAGTAGCGATTTCCTTCAGGATGGAAATCAGCTGCGTCCAGTTGCTGGGACGCTCGATCCGGCGGACATCCATATGGGAAGTGCCGCCTTCCGTATCGATGAACAGAGGATTGGGGAACTGTGCCGCCAGGGTGCTTTTGCCGATACCCTCGGAGCCATACAGCACTACTTTCTGGGCGCGGCAGATTTTTCCGTTTGTAATTTTCAGCATGGGACTACCTCCTTAACGCAGGGAACAGGACAGATCCTGCACCAAGCTGAGCCCAGGAATTTCCTTACCGGCAGACAGCAACTTTTTGACTTCGGTCTTGCTGACTTCCGGAGCAGGCTGCTTGTAACAGCTGTCGTAGCCGTTTTCTTTCAGCCAGAGAATCGCCGCAGGACCGTCCGCCACATCCACCTTGGTGGTTTTGCGGTAGCAGACAGTGGCCACACCGCAGTTGGTCTTTTCACCGGCGCATTCCCGGTCGAGGATGGCCATAAGCCGGTCGATCTTCCGTTCCAGACCTCCACGGCGATCCCGAAGCCGCTGTTCCTCTTCCCTGAGGGAAGCAACCTCAGATTTGGTGTTCAGCACCAGTTTGGCCAGATATTCCAGAATACGACTGCGTTCCATCTGGAGGGAATCCAACTGGGCAAGCAGTGCCTCGTCCGGAATAACCTCTCCGGTGTCCGGGTTGACCAACTGGTCGAAAATGCTGGAGATCAACTGATTTACCTCATACAGCTTCAC